GGATGAAGTTTCTGCCGCATGATTATCAGAAATACGCTGTCGAATACATCAAGTCCCATCCGGTTACGGCCCTGTTTCTGGACATGGGCCTTGGCAAGACGGTGACGGCGTTGACAGCCATCCGTGACCTGATGTATGACACCTTTGAAGTAAGGCGCGTACTGGTCGTAGCTCCTTTGCGGGTGGCAAGGGATACCTGGCCGGAAGAAATCCGGAAATGGGATCACCTGAAAGACCTTACCTGCAGTGTGGTTGTGGGGAACGTTGCAGAACGGAGACGGGCCTTGCAGCAGGAGGCGGATATCTATATCGTGAACCGGGAGAACCTGGCCTGGCTGTATCAGAACAGCTGCCTGGATTTTGATATGGTCGTCCTGGACGAGCTGTCGAGCTTCAAGAACCACCAGTCGAAGCGGTTCCGGGCCATGAAGGCCCTGCGTCCCAGGGTGAAACGCATCGTCGGGCTTACAGGTACACCCAGCGGCAATGGTTTGATGGATCTCTGGGCCGAGTTCCGCATCCTGGATATGGGAAAGCGGCTGGGGAAATATATCAGCCAGTACCGGAACCTGTACTTCCAGCCGGATAAGCGCAATGGCATGGTGGTGTATTCCTACAAACCCCTGCCGGGAGCGGAAGAAGCCATCTATCACCAGATTGCCGACATCACCGTGTCCATGAAGGCGACCGATTACTTGAAAATGCCGGAGCTGGTGAGCGTGGCGAAGGAAGTCAGCCTGAGCGAGAAAGAAAAGGAACGGTATGATGAACTGAAGAAATCCCTGGTGCTGGAACTTCCAGGCGGCGAGGTTACAGCCGCCAATGCCGCGTCGCTTACCTTGAAACTTTCGCAGATGGCGAACGGCGCCATTTATACAGATGACAAGGATGTGGTGACCATCCATGACCGGAAGCTGGATGCCTTGGAAGACCTGGTGGAAAGCGCCAACGGGAAACCGGTCCTGGTGGCCTATTGGTTCAAGCACGATAAAGACCGCATCCGTAAGCGGATGGAAGCCAGGGAGTTGAAGGAATCGCAGGATTTCGCCGACTGGAACGAGGGAAAGATACCCGTGGCTCTTATCCATCCGGCTTCTGCCGGACACGGGCTGAACCTTCAGCAGGGCGGTTCCATCCTGGTCTGGTTCGGCCTGACCTGGAGCATGGAGCTGTACCAGCAGACTAACGCCCGGCTCTGGAGACAGGGACAGCAGAGCCGCACGGTCATCATACAGCACCTCGTGGCCAAAGGCACGATTGATGAGCGCATCCTGAAAGTATTGAAACATAAAGACGGAACCCAGGCCGCACTGATCAATGCGGTGAATGCGGACCTGGGGATGACGGATACGGGAAAGGATGGTATAATAAAATGAGCGAAGAAATCAAAGGGGAAATGGATTATATGCAAGTGAAAGCCTACCTGGAACAGGCAAGGAATATCAATATCCAGATCGACAGCAAGCTGGAACAGGTATCAGCACTACGGCAACTGGCGAGAAAAGCAACATCTACCTTAAGATTGGTACCACCAAGTGGTACTCCCAATCCGCACCGCTTGGAAGATACGATTATCCGGATGATGGATCTGGAACGTGAAGTGGATGAAGAGATTGACAGGTTAGTGGATTTAAAGGCCGAAATTATGAAAACAATCGGTCAGGTGCCGAATGATCGGGAAAGGGTGGTGTTGGAGCTACGTTACTTGGCCTTTAAAGATTGGGCGTCGATTGCAGGAACATTGAAACTGAATGTACGGCAGGTATACCGGATGCACGAAGAAGCGTTAAAAAATATAGGCCATTTCTAAAATCGTGATAATATGGATTGAGGATAAGGAGAAACTATCATGAGTGTATTTGTTTTTCGAATCAATTATGATGAGGATTTTCAAAAAGTGCGTCAGGAAATTCTGCAGGGACGCCTCCACCAGGGCTGGGGGGCCGATGGCATGCGAATTGATGTGGAAGAAAAGGATTTTTTGCAGGCATGGAACAAGGTCTGGACAAATGACGGTTCAGATTCAGAAAAAAGCAGGCGCTATAGAAACCTTCGTATTATGCTGGAAATCAAACCTGATGATTTGATTATCGTGCCAAAAGTCAGTCTGCGTAAGGAAAAAAATAATCCGTGCCGTAGCTTTTCCATCTTAAAGTGTGTAAAGCCATATGATTTTAAAATTCCTGACGGTTGGGATGATTTCGGGAATTTCATTACAGTGAGACCGCTTTTCAGCTGTCCATATAATGCAAATAACGAGGCAAGAATTATTTCTACAAAATTTAAGGCCTATCAATCGCCCATTAATCATGTTTGGAATAATGATTTTATTGAAGCAGTGGGCGTTTTGATCAGCTTATTTAAAAAAGATCCTGATGCAATTGCTAATCCCAACACTTCATTGATTGATCATCTTAATACTGCAACAAAAAAGACAAGAGATGAATATTTAAATGATATAGTCAAACAAATGGTGAAGTGGGATTCCCATACCTTTGAAGATATCATTGCAAAGCTGTTTGAGAAAAATGGTTATGCTGTTATCGCCAAGAATCAGCATGAAGATGGGGGCGATATTGATATTGTCCTATCTGCGGTTCAGAACAACTCTTTGCTGGATGCTATCAGCAATATCAATACAGGGAATGCAATCTTCCCCAGAATCTGTATCCAGGCGAAAAAGAAAGAAGGAACAGATGCAGATGATCTGCATGGTGTGAAACAGTTAATCCTTATGAAGGATAAGGAAGAATATCAGAACTCTATCTTTATTGTCATTAATTCTGAAAAAGAGTTTTCAAATGATGCTAAGGAAAAAGCAGGAAAAGCAAATATTATTTTGCTGAATGGATATCAATTCGCCAATTTGCTGGTTCGTTATGATGTCGAGCTTGGACTTTGATCTGGGCAATGCGTTTTTATCTAAAAAGGAAATACTGAAGGAATATATTACTGAAGGCCTGAACCGTAGATATGGATGTGATATTCCTGAGCAAATTAATTCCCGTCTGACGCTTGAGCGAAAGAAACTCGAGCAGAATTCTCAAAACATCGATATTTTTCTTGCGGCAAAGTGACTTCTCGAGAGATGTTAGCTGAAAATTTGGCAATATATCTTTCATGTCGCTGTGGGGAGTGTTCAGTTTGCTAATCTCCTTGGCTTTACGAAGCTAGATCCCCTTTGTATATGGCTTTGATGGCAGAAGGGGGCATTTAATAAGAAAATTGGGCTTCTAAAACAGAGTTTTTAGAGGCTCCTTATAGAAATTCCCAGTAATTGTCAGTAAGTGTCACGTAAACAGCACTAGATGTCAGTACTATCTGCGTGGTATAGTATAATCAGCAAGAAAAGAATGAGGGACCGTGGTTTAAAAGCCATCGGTCCTTTTTTGATGCCGGAGATGATACGAATGCCAAGAAGACCACAGACACCGTGCAAGTATCCGGGATGCCCAAGGCTGGTGCCGTATGGGAGAAAATATTGTGACGAACATGAACAGCAGTGCCAGGGCGAACGGAAGAACGCGGTGCTGCGCGGCTACGGGAGAGAGTGGCAGAAAGCCAGGAAGTTCTTTCTGAATCGTCATCCATGGTGTGTCCGATGCAAAAAGAAAGGACGGCTCGTCCCGGCAACGGTCGTGGATCATATCAAGCCGCATCGCGGCGACCCGGACTTGTTCTGGGACGAAAAGAACTGGCAGACTTTGTGCAAGAGCTGCCATGACCATAAGACGATGACCGAAGACCGGGACATCGAGTACAGGTACTGAAAACAAGTGGGGCGGGGGGATGTCAATCTCTGCAGCCCTTCCGCCCATGACCGCCGCCCCCTCAAACGTGAAAAAACGCGAAATTCATAAGGGGGGATATAAGAAAAAATTTGGAAACAAATATTGAGCAGCTCCAGGCTTTCGGCCCGGAGCTTTTTGGTTGTTAGAAAGGAGCCGGCTTTATGGATGACTGTCAGCGTCGGCAGATAGAAGCGATGAGAAAAAAGGGGATGGGCTACAAGGCCATCGCCCGGAAAACGAAGCTGTCACGGGACAGCGTACGGAATTACTGCCGCTGGCATCACCTGAATGGGTACGGCGCTGCCGTTGCCGCGGCATTCGGAAAGGAAACGGTACATGAAGACATCTGATATGGAATGGAAAACCCTGCCTATCGGGCAGCTGAAACCTGCGGCCTACAATCCCAGGAAACAGCTGAAGCCCGGCGACAAGGAATACGAAAAAATCAAGAACTCCATCAAGGAATTCGGCTACGTGGAACCCATCATCGTCAACTACGACATGACAGTCATCGGCGGCCATCAGCGGCTCAATGTGCTGAAGGACCTGGGGTATGAAGATGTTCAGTGCGTGGTTGTCCATATCGAGGACGAACACAAGGTCAAGGCCCTTAACATCGCGCTCAATAAAATCACCGGCGCCTGGAACGAACAGCTCCTGGCTGACCTCATCGTGGATTTGCAGAGCGTCGATTTCAATGTAGACCTGACAGGCTTTGAGGCGCCGGAAGTGGAACAGCTCTTTTCCAAAGTCCACAACAAGAAAGTGAAAGAGGATGACTTTGATGTGGACGGGGAAATGGAGAAGCCGGCCTTTTCCAAAATCGGAGACATCTGGCTCCTTGACGATCACCGCGTCATCTGTGGGGATGCCACCCTGCCGGAAACCTATGCGAGACTGATGGACGGGAAGAAGGCCAACCTGGTACTGACGGACCCGCCGTACAATGTGAATGTGGAAGAAACGGCCGGGAAAATCAAGAACGATAATATGCCGGACGATAAATTCTATCAGTTCCTGTTCAGCGCTTTCGTAAACATGGAACAGAACATGGAACCGGATGCCTCCATCTATGTGTTCCATGCCGATACGCAAGGCCTGAATTTCCGTAAGGCTTTCAAAGATGCCGGCTTTTATCTGTCAGGGTGCTGCATATGGAAGAAAAACGCCCTGGTCCTGGGCCGGAGTCCGTACCAGTGGCAGCACGAGCCGTGCTTGTTTGGCTGGAAATTAAACGGGAAGCACCGGTGGTATTCCGACCGCAAGCAGACGACTATCTGGGAATATGACCGGCCTAAATCCAGCAAGGAACATCCCACCATGAAGCCGGTGGCGCTCATGGCCTATCCTATCCAGAATTCATCCATGAGCCACTGCATCGTCCTGGACCCGTTTCTTGGTTCCGGTTCCACGCTCATGGCCTGCCAGCAGACGGACCGCATCTGCTGTGGCATCGAACTGGATGAAAAATTCGTCGATGTCATCGTGAAACGGTATGTCAGCGAATGCGGGGACAATGGTGTGTTTGTACTGCGTGACGGGAAAAAGATTCCCTATGCGGAGGTGGCAGCTGATGGAGCCGGTTAAACTGGGAAGCCTGTTCTCCGGGAGCGGCGGATTCGAGCTGGGCGGGATGCTCGCCGGTATCGTTCCCGTATGGAACTCGGAAATCGAGCCGTTCCCTATACGGGTGACAACGAAACGTCTGCCGTCTGTGAAACATTATGGCGATATCTCTGCACTGGACGGGCATGAGCTGGAACCGGTAGATATCATCACGTTTGGCTCACCCTGTACGGACATGTCGATTGCCGGTAAAAGGGAAGGACTCGGGGGAAAGCAGTCTGTGCTGTTCCACCAGGCCATCCGCATCGTAAAGGAAATGAGGGAAGATACGAATGGAAAATATCCAAGATATATCGTCTGGGAGAACGTGCCTGGCGCCTTCTCCAGCAACAAAGGCGAAGACTTCCGTACTGTCCTTGAAGAAATCTGCCGGATCAGGGACGCTGCGGTTTCAGTGGCTGGATCTGCGAAATGGCAGCCTGCCGGATGTATCCTGGGCGACGGGTACTCTGTGGCCTGGCGCGTCCTCGATGCCCAGTACTGGGGTGTCCCCCAGAGAAGAAAGCGCATCTACCTTGTCGCAGATTTTGATGGACAAAGTGCCGGAACGATTCTATTTGAGTCCGAGGGCCTGTCAGGGTATTCTGCGGAGAGCTTCCGAGCATGGCAGAGTGCTGCCGGACGTCTTGCGCCTGGCCCTGGAACGGCAGGCACAGTTTGCCTGAATGACCAGGGCGGCATCCGTATGGATGTGACGGAAGAACGGACGAACACCCTGCGGGCAGAAGCCCATCACCCGCCCATCGTCATCACGCTCCCAGAGAGCGTCTTTGAGAACCACGGAGCCGACGCCCGGTACAGAGGGCCTCTTTCCGTGAACCCTTCGCTGACGGCCCGATACGGCACGGGCGGCAATAATCAGCCGCTGGTGCTTCAGGGGAGCAACGAGGAGAAACGGAAAACGTATGATGTGCGCCAGACTTCGGATGGCACCCGCAACATGCGGAACCATGTCTATGAAAGCGACACCTGCCGGTGTGTGGACCGTTCCGGGAATATGCCGGGAAGCAATCAGGGAGGCATTGCTGTGGTAGAACTGACCTACAGCGCCAGCAAGAATTCTCATTTCACCCGGGCTGACAAAGAAGTGGCGGGGTCGCTCGTCGCCACAGATTATAAGGACCCGCCGCTCATCAACAGCAAGGCCCGTGTCCGTCGCCTGATGCCGGCGGAATGTGCCAGACTGCAGGGATTCCCGGACTGGTGGTGCAGCCACCTGGAAACGGGAAACCCGTCTGAAGAAGATATCCGTTTCTGGAGCGGAGTCTTTGAAACACAACGGAAAGCCTTGGGAAAAACGACGAAGCCAAAGACACGGAACCAGATCATCAAATGGCTGAAGGAACCATACCGGGATTCCTCGGAGTACAAGATGTGGGGCAACGGCGTCGCTCTTCCCTGTGTGTATTTTGTACTGGCGGGAATCGTTTATTTTTTCAGGAAGACGCAGAAATGACTTGCTATTATCGGCGTTCAGAGTGATATATGTACTAGCAAAACAAGGAGGTACATAGACCATGACAATCCAGACAACTATTAACGACCGCAAGGAACTGGCCAGAATGCTGATTCCTTTCAACCATAATGAAAAACTTCATTATGCCGGGACGCCGACATTCGCTTTTGAAGGGCAGGGCTTCCGTATCCTTCGTAATGGTGACATTGAATGTGAGGACGAAAAAACAGAAGCCACCATGATGGATTTCCTTCAACGGGAAGGTATCCTTCCACAGTCAGAAGCGGTACAGGAACCACAATCGCAGCATGATGAAGAAAATGAACAGGGAACAGAGCCGGAAATGATGGAAATCAAGATCCCGGCTGACGGCATGGATGGGACCCAGATGCGCAACCTGGTCTTCATGCTCCATGCCCAGCAGTACCTGCTGAACCGAGCCGCGGGACAGGAAAACATTCATGTGCCGGACAGGCTGATTGAAGACCTGAAAGATGAGCCTGTGACAGACAGGACTTCCTTCTTTGCGGTCTACCAGAATTACAGCAAGGAAGGACGGGGATTCCTGATTACCGTGGAGACGGTGGCATTCTGCTTTGCCGTAACCGACAACGCCATAAAGAACCGTGCTTTGATTGAATTGGCGGCCTTCATGGTCAGCGCGGCGAAAAAGGCGAAACGGGTCAATCCCGTCACCCGGAAGCCGGAAAATGAAAAATACTACCTGCGGATGTGGCTCCTTCGCATCGGCATGGGAACCAAAGCCAGCCACGAATCACGCATGGCCCTGCTGAAAGGACTGAATGGATGGAGCGCTTTCCGCACAGAAGCGGAAGCTCACGCCCATGCCGAAAGGCAAAAGGAACGCCGGAATCAGAACACATAAATTCTCAATTTAATTCATAATTATTCTCAAAATGACTTGCTATTATGTGCCTTTAGAGTGATATATAGTGTACCGAAAGAACACACGCACACATAGAAAGGACAGAGATAATTATGAAAACACTGCACTTTGGAATAGAAATGGAAATGACAGGGATTACGAGAAACCGGGCGGCCAGCCTCATGGCCCGCTTCTTCGGAACAGAAAGCAGGCATGAAGGCGGAGCCTACGATACCTACACCGCAAAGGATGACAGGGGACGGAAATGGAAAGCCATGAACGACTCCAGCCTGATCCCGCAAAAAAAGGTGAACGGCGAAATCATGGACGCTTCCGCCAGCTACCGCACGGAAGTGGTCAGCCCCATCCTTTCCTACGAAGACATTCCGAAGCTGCAGGAACTGGTGCGGACGCTCCGCAAGGCCGGGGCCTTTGCCAACAAGTCCTGCGGCATCCACATCCACGTCGGGGCTGAACGGTTCACGGCGAAGACCCTGCGGAATCTGGTGAACATCATGGCGAGCAAGGAAGACATGATTTACCGGGCTCTCCAGATCAACCCCTCGCGGGAAAGCCGGTACTGCCGGAAAACGAACACCACATTCTTAAAAGACCTCAACCGGAAAAAGCCGGACACGATGGACGGCATCGCCGACCTCTGGTATCAGGAAGCGCCTTACGGACGGGACCATCATTACAACAGCACCCGCTATCACGGGCTGAACCTTCATGCCACCTTCACCAAGGGAACCGTCGAGTTCCGCCTTTTCAACGGCACCTTACACGCCGGCGAAATCAAGGCCTACATCCAGTTCTGCCTGGCGGTTGTCCATCAGGCCCTCACACAGAAAAAAGCCTCGGCACGGAAGACCGAAACGGACAATGAAAAATACGCCTTCCGATGCTGGATGCTCCGGCTGGGACTCATCGGTGACGAATTCAAGACCTGCCGGCTCCACTTCCTCAAACACCTCACGGGCAACTCCGCATGGCGCAACGCCGCCGCTTGAAGGGGATAGCCTCACGGGCAGCTTCGGCTGCCCTCGGGGTGGTAGAAGGGCATTCCCTTCAGAAAGGATGAGAGCGATGAACAAAAAAATCTACATTGCCTACGGAAGCAACATGAGCGAAGTGCAAATGGCACAGCGGTGCCCCGATGCCACCTTTGCAGGGACAGGGACAATATATGGGTACGAGCTGCTTTTTAAGGGTTCCATGACCGGGTGCTACGCTACCATTGAAAAGAAAGAAGATGCCTTCGTGCCGGTCGTCCTCTGGCGCATTTCTGCGGCGGACGAACGGCGGCTCGATGTATACGAAGGATTCCCGCGGTTCTACTACAAGAAATCCGTCCCTGTTGAAACGGACGGCAGCACAATCCGAGGTCTGGTGTACATCATGCATGAGGAGCGGAGATTCGGGGTGCCGGGCGATTGGTATTACCAGAACATGGAAAGGGATTATCTGAAATTCGGCTTCGACCTGTCCGTCCTGTGGCTGGGGTTGCGGAACAGCCGGGCAAGGACGAAAGGCACACGGGTGCGGCTGATTTCCATGAACGATGTGCAGGCACCACCTGCAGGTACTGAAGGAACAGTCCAGTATGTCGATGATGCCGGAACTGTTCATGTGCATTGGGACACGGGCGGCAGCCTCGGGCTGGTACCTGGCGCCGATGAATGGGAAATTGTAGAATAAAACGCATAAATAACCGAAAAAAGACTTGCTATTATGTGCGTTTAGAGTGATATATATACATGACAAAGGGGAAAGCCCAAAAGAAACAGCACATGAAAGCGAGGAAACTACGATGAGAACAATCATTACACTGGATGGAAAGAAAATCAGCAAGAAAGCAGCCTGCGAAATGTTTGGGAAGGAAGACATGGACAAACGGATACGGGATGCGAGAGAAGCCTTTTCCGAAGATCCGAATGAAGAAAGCAGCTGGTGGATGGGAAACGGGATGCTGACCATCGAATTCCGGTAAAGTTCCGGACGAAAAGGGGCCGATAACGGGCCCCTTTTCTTGTAGAAGAAATGCATAAATAACCGAGAAATGACTTGCTATTATGTGCGTTTAGAGTGATATATATACATGACGAAGGGGACAAGCCCCAAAGAAAAAGCACACGAAAGCGAGGGATTTACGATGACGAGATTTGAAAAAGACTACCATGAAATGCTGAAGGGCGCAGGGCGGTACATTCTGGAAGGCCGGATGGAAGAAATCAAGAAACTGAAGAAAGAGCAACGGGCCTGCAAGAACCGCTTCCGGTTCCAGTGCATCTGCCAGACCCTCAGCCGGTTGGAACGGGAATATGAAGCACTCGAAGAACTTTACTGAGAGGCCCGGAAAGAGAACGCAAGGCCTCCTTTTTGTAGAAATGCATAAATAATAAAAAAATACGATGAGAGCGCAGATGCGGTCTCATCTGTCGTACAGCCCGCAAGGGCTTTTTTTATTGGGAGGTGAGCGACATTGGCTGTACGAGGAAGGAAACCGAAACCGACGGCACTTAAAGTGCTGGAAGGAAATCCCGGCCATCGGCCGCTCAACAAAAAAGAACCGCTGCCCAAGGGCCGGCTGCCCCGCTGTCCGGAATGGCTGGAAGACGATGCCAAGAAGGAATGGAAACGGCTGGGGAAAGTCCTTGCTGAGATGGGTATGCTGACCAATCTGGATATGATGGCCTTTGCTGGCTACTGCCAGGCATACGCCCGTTGGAAAGGGGCGGAAGAATTCATTACCCGGCATGGGGATATGGTGCGGACGCCGAATGGTTACTTGCAGCAGGTGCCGCAGGTATCTATCGCCCAGACTAACCTCAAAATCATGCTTAAATTCTGCGAGCAGTTCGGCCTGACGCCGTCTGCCCGGAGCCGCATGGTCGGGGAAGAAAACGGGGCAGAAAAAGAAACGGATGAAATGGAACTGCTGTTAAGGGGGTGACAAGTTTGGCATTTGTGTATAAGCCGTCAGCGTTCATGCTGCCGGATTCCCATTATGATAAGGCAAAGGCGGACCGGGCCGTCGCTTTCATCGAGAATCTCTGTCATACCAAAGGAAAATGGGCCGGGAAACCTTTCCTGCTCCTGCCCTGGCAGGAACAGATTGTGCGTGATTTATTCGGTATCGTGAAGGAAGACGGGAAACGGCAGTTCCTGACGGCCTATATAGAGATACCAAAGAAGAACGGGAAACAGCTCGCGTTGGACACGCCGATTCCGACTCCGGACGGATGGAAAACCATGGGAACTCTTGCCGTTGGGGATTGCGTCTTCGACGAAAGGGGAAAGCCAAGCCATGTGGTAGCGAAAAGTCTGGTAGATGACACGGAACAGGCCTATGAACTGGTTTTCCGCGATGGCGGCCGGATTGTGGCCGGGGAACGGCATTTGTGGGATGTGGAGTATATACATGGAAAGACAAGGGCGAAACGTTGGACAACGGGCGAGATTTACCGCCGTACCCGGCAGTATTGTGAAACGTTCAGCGACAACCGCTCTATCATACGGATTCCCGTAAATGAGCCTTTACATCTTCCAGAGGCAAACCTTCCTGTAGACCCATATCTGTATGGCTACTGGCTGGGGAATGGCTGCGCCACGAAGCCGGAAATCACTGTCCGGGATTGCGATGTGGATGACCTTATTTCATTCATCCCTTACCCTCTGCATAACCGGTACCCACAGACCTGCGGCGGCAGCGAAATCCTTGTCTATAAAGAACTGAAGAACATTCTGGTGCCGCACTTCAGAGAAAAAGTTATCCGGCCGGAATACCTGCGGTCATCGGAACATCAACGATGGGAACTGCTTCAGGGACTCATGGATTCTGATGGCTGTGTAAGTGATGTCAAAGGCCAGAGTATCTACGTCAGTACCATCCGGCAGCTGGCGGAATCGGTACAGGAACTCTTGTGGACGCTGGGAATCAAGAATTCTCTGACTACCTGCCCGTCTACCCGTTACGGGGAGCCGACCGGGGAAACACTATATCAGATTCGGTTTACAGCCTTTACAGACCAGCCGGTCAGCAAACTTCATCGGAAAAGTATCCGCAGGCAGGAGCGTGTGAAACAGACACGTTCCTGTTTTCATTATCTGAAAGAAATCCGGATGCTTGACTACAAAGTCAAAATGCAGTGCATCCAGGTGGACAGTCCGTCCCATTGCTACTTGGCCGGGCGGAATATGGTCAAAACGCACAACAGTGAACTGGCAGCGGCTATTGCCCTGTATCTTCTCTACGCCGACAATGAACCGAGCGCGGAAGTCTATGGCGCAGCCTGTGACCGCAACCAGGCTTCCATCGTCTTTGATGTCGCCCGGCAGATGGTGGAAATGAGTCCCGCGCTCCTGCGCCGTTCCAAGATACGGTCGGCGGGGAAGCGAATCATCAACTACCGCAACGCCGGATTCTACCAAGTGTTGTCAGCAGAAACAGGAACCAAGCACGGCCTGAATGTTTCAGGCCTTGTATTTGATGAAATCCATGCCCAGCCGAATCGGAAGCTCTATGATGTACTGACTAAAGGTTCTGGCGATGCCCGGGAGCAGCCGATCTTCTTCATCATCACCACAGCAGGCAATGACAAGAACAGCATCTGTTATGAACTGCACACCAAGGCCCTGGATTTGATGCAGGGGCGTAAGAAAGATTATACGTTCTATCCGGTTGTGTATGGCTTGGAAGCGGATGAGGACTGGACGGACGAAGCCAACTGGTACAAGGCGAATCCGTCCCTGGGACACACCATCAAAATCGAGCGCGTCCGGGAAGCGTATCAGAACGCCATCGAAAATCCTGCTGAAGAGAATGTGTTCAAACAGCTCCGGCTGAATATCTGGACGTCGGCCAGCATCCGATGGATTCCGGAACAGGTCTACGATAAAGGGAATATTCCCATCGACCTGGATTCTCTGCGGGGCCGGATGTGTTACGGCGGCCTTGACTTGTCCAGCACATCAGATATCACGGCTCTGGTTCTGGCTTTTCCGCCACGGAATGATGATGAGAAATATATCCTTTTGCCATTTTTCTGGCTGCCGGAAGACACACTGGAACTGCGGTGCCGCCGGGACCATGTCCTTTACGATGTCTGGCAGAAACAGGGGTTCATCCAGACGACGGAAGGGAACGTCATCCACTACGGATTCATTGAAAAATTTATCGAACGCCTGGGTGAAACCTACAATATCAGGGAAATCGCTTACGACCGATGGAATGCTACCCAGATGGTGCAGAACCTGGAAGACATGGGCTTCACCATGGTTCCTTTCGGCCAAGGCTTCAAGGATATGTCGCCGCCTTCCAAGGAATTGTTTAAGCTCTTGATGGAAGGGAACATCATCCATGGCGGCAACCCTGTCCTTAAATGGATGGCGGGAAATGTGGTCATGCGGCAGGACCCGGCAGGGAACATCAAGCCGGATAAAGAAAAATCCGTCGAAAAAATCGACGGAATCGTGGCGTCTATCATGGCGCTGGACCGCTGTATCCGCAACGGGAAAGGCAGCGGCAGCGTCTATGATGAACGGGGCGTTATTGCTTTTTGAGTAATTGGATACGTGCATAAAAAAAGCCCAAGCGTCACCACGGCAAAAGTCGCAAACACAGACGTAAGGGCTGACAGGAAAGCGGGCCAGTGGTGGCTGGCCTGATACCTATTGTCACCACGACAAAAGCCGCAAGCATAGACGTAAGGGCTGACAGGAAGGCGAGCCAGTGGTAGCTGGCCCATTACCTATTATTATTTTATCACGGCAAGGAAAGTGTGGCAATGATGAAATATAAGATTTATTTTTCAAGCTGGATAAAGAGAAATCTGTCGAAATGAGGTAATTTATGAAAATACCATTCTTATCCCAATTCTTCAAGTCAAGGGACAAACCCAAAAACTATTATATCGGTACGGATTTTCGTTTTAAAGGAGAACGATGGGGCGTCCACCTTCACTCCTGGCTTGAGTCGTATCTTACTCGGGGGGGGGGCGGGCGTCCATCTTCTCCACGGCAAGCTTTCCAGTTGGAAAAGCCAGTATCTTGCAGATTTATTATAGCAGAACCCTCTAACGAGTTCAAAGGAGTTAGATAATGAGCTTTTTTTCTAAACTGTTCCGTACTCAGGACAAACCTAAAGACTGTTATATCGGCACGGATTCCCGTTACCTGTTTGGTCTGTCTACGAGCGGCAAGACGGTGAACGAGTTCACGGCCATGCAGACTACAGCCGTGTATGCCTGTGTGCGTATTCTGGCGGAAACCCTGGCGGCTCTGCCACTCCAGATGTACCGCTACACGTCGGGCGGCAAGGAACGGGTCTATGACCACCCGCTGTACCATCTGCTCCATGATGAGCCAAATCCGGAGATGACATCGTTCATCTTCAGGGAAACGCTTATGAGCCACCTGCTCATCTGGGGCAACGCCTACGCCCAGATTATCCGTGACCGCCTGGGAAGGGTGCAAGGATTGTATCCACTACGGCCGGATAAGATGACCGTGTGCCGGGATAATCAGGAAAAGATTTTTTATCTGTACACCAAGACCAGTGATGAGAATCCGAACATCAGGCCGTATGGGCAGGTAGCCTTGCCCAAGGAAGAAGTGCTACACATCCCAGGCCTTGGTTTTGATGGTCTGGTTGGATATTCGCCGATTGCCATGGCCCGCAATGCCGTGGGTATGACCATGGCCTGTGAGGAATACGGTGCCAGCGGGGTACTGGAACATCCAGGCGTTTTGAAAGATCCGGCTAAAGTCCGGGATTCCTGGAACGCTGTCTATCGGGGGACGGGCAACGCCCACAAGGTAGCTGTGTTAGAAGAAGGCATGAAGTACCAGCAAATCGGCATCCCGCCGGAAGAAGCGCAGTTCCTGGAAACACGGAAGTTCCAGCTGGATGAGATTGCCCGGCTCTACCGCATCCCGCCGCATATGATTGGCGATTTGGAAAAAAGTTCCTTCAATAATATCGAGCAGCAGTCCATGGAATTTGTGAAATACACCTTAGACCCCTGGGTCATCCGTTGGGAACAGGCCATGCAGAAAGCCCTGTTCCTGCCAGAAGAGAAGAAGCAGTATTTCCTGAAGTTCAACGTGAACGGCCTCATGCGCGGCGACTACGAAAGCCGCATGACGGGGTACAGCATCGGCCGGCAAAATGGCTGGCTGTCTGCCAACGATATTAGGGAGATGGAAGACATGAATCCCGTACCCGATGAGGAAGGCGGCAACCTGTACCTGGTAAACGGCAGCATGACCAAGCTCAAGGATGCCGGGGCCTTTGCACAGAAGGGAGAAACGAATGAAACATAAATTTTGGAGGTGGGTGACTAACGAAGCACCCGATGCCTTTGGCAGCGACCGGACGCTGTATCTTGATGGCCAGATTTCAGACGAAACCTGGTGGGGCGATGAAGTGACACCGAAGGCTTTCAAGGATGAACTGAACGCAGGCAGTGGCGATATCACTCTCTGGATCAACAGTCCAGGCGGTGACTGCTTTGCGGCTGCTCAGATTTATAACATGCTCATGGAGTATCCGGGAAATGTCACTGTGAAGATTGATGGCCTGGCAGCTTCGGCGGCCTCGGTCATTGCCATGGCCGGCACGAAAGTCTGTATGTCGCCGGTGGCTATCCTGATGATTCATAATCCGGCTACCATGGCTTACGGGGATAAGGCGGAGATGGAAAAGACCATCAGCATGCTGAGCGAGGTCAAGGAAAGCATCATTAACGCCTATGAAATCAAGAGCGGCTTGGCCCGCACAAAGATTGCCCACATGATGGACAATGAAACCTGGCTTAACGCGAGAAAAGCCGTGGAGCTGGGCTTTGCCGATGAGATCCTCTTTGACCAGAAAGAAGGAGAGGAACAGCCGGAGGCTATGCTGTACAGTCCGGTCACGGTGACGAATTCCTTTGTACAGAAAGTAAAACCGAAGAAACCCTTACAGAAAGTGCCAGCCGCTGATTTGGAAAAGCGGCTGGCATTACTTATTCATTGATAGGAGGAAAACATAATGGACACGATTTTAGCACTGCGCGAGAAGCGCAAGAACCTCTGGGATGCGGCGAAAGCCTTCCTGGATATGGCCCGTGATGAGAACGGCATGGTATCGGCAGAAGACGCTGCCCGGTACGACAAGATGGAAGAAGATGTGGTGAACCTGGGCAAGGAAATCGACCGCCTGGAACGCCAGCAGCGCATGGACGCAGATATGGCGAAACCGACATCTTCTCCCATCACGGAACAGCCCGGTGCCGGGAACCAGGCCCCGGAAAAGAAAGGCCGTGCATCCATGGCTTACCAGAAAGCCTTCTGGGACAGCATTCGCCATAAGAACTTCATTGATGTGCAGAACGCCCTGAGCATTGGCACTGATGCCGATGGCGGCTACCTGGTGCCGGATGAATTTGAGCATCAGCTCATCGACAAGCTCCAGGAAGAGAATTTCTTCCGCAGCCTGGCGACGGTCATCCATACCAGCGGCGACCGCAAGATTCCTGTCGTGACGGGACATGGGGAAGCGGCCTGGATGGAAGAGAACGGCCTCTACCCGGACAGCCAGGATACCTTCGGCCAGCAGTCCATCGGGGCGTACAAGCTGGGGACGGCTATCCGTGTGTCGGAAGAACTCCTGAATGACAGTGTTTTCGACCTGGAAAGCTATATCACTGGCGAATTTGCCCGCCG